CAATGTTGTGCGAGTAAAACCTGTCCCGTTGCCAATATCTAATGCGCCATTAGCAGGTGTTGTTGTTAAGCCAGTACCGCCGTTAGCTACAGGCAAAGTACCAGTTACGCCTGTAGATAGAGGTAGACCCGTCAGATTTGTAGCTGTACCACTTGAAGGTGTACCCAACGCACCGCCCGGAGCTACGTAATCAGTGCCCGCAGTAGCGGCAGAAATTGCCGTAGCGTTGCCTTTTAAAACACCCGTGATTGTTGTAGATAGCGTTAAAGCTGGGGTCGTACCACCAGAACTTGAACCGGCAAAACCATTAGCCGATGCAACCGATACCGCTGTTACTGTACCTGCTGTAGAGGTAGCTAACTTCACATAGTCTGTGCCGTTGTAATAAACAAACGCGCTCTCACCCACGGCAATTGACACACCAGTTTGGCCTGATGCCTTGAACGTCACGATACCGCCAGTAGCCGCATTGACCACTGTGTATGTCTTACTGTAGCTTGGAGCCGTTACTACTTTGGCTGTTGTCAGCGTACCCGTAACTCGCACGATGGCAAACTGGGCTGTAACCGTACCCGCGCCTGTGAGACTGGATACGATGTTAGTAGCTGAAGCATCACCAGTTGTGTTAGCCAGAGTTACCGCGCCGTCATTTGTCAGCGTCAGTGTGGCTGCAATAGCGATGTTGGTGTATTCAGTAATACCGTTATTAACTGTATTACCCCACGTGCCGGTAAGTTCACCTTGTACAGGTAAAGCTAAACCTAATTGTCCTGTTGCGCCTGTAGCCATTTAAATGCTCCTAATTCGTTGCAACAGCAGTCCAATCTGCCGTTTGCGTGTTACCGATATTCTGCCAGTTTGCGTCCTGCGTGTCATCAATTATCTCCCAGAAAGGCCGTGCAGTTAGTGTATCTGTACCCGTAGCCAACTCTGTTACAGAAGCAATAAACGCCGCCGCCGCCGTTAAAGTCTCTGCGCTTACCGCACTCTCCGTTACTGCCGCTTTAAAACTTGCATTTGCAGTTACTGTCTCTGATCCCGTTGCGCTCTCAACAATTGACGAAGTAAATATAAACGCCGCACTTATTGCATCTGACCCCGTTGCTGACTCTTGCACACTCCCAAAAAACACAAAACTTGACGTTGCACTGTCTGACCCCGTTGCTGTTTCATTTACAGCCGCCGCATAAGCCAGCGCACCAAACACTGCATCTGATCCCGTACCCGCCTCAGTTATTGATGCAGGATATGTAGGTACAGATGCAATTGCATCACTACCCGTAACCGCCTCAATAACCCCTGCCTGAACTACGTGTCCGGTAAGAAGGAAGTCCGTACCTGTAGCTATTTCAGTAATTGTTGCAGCTAACGTAATTTCTGCGCTTACTGTATCTGTTGCAGTAGCAAACTCTCCCTCACCACCCCAAGAACCTTGACCCCAACCGTAAGAACCCCACGATCCTCCAGCAACTAAAGCACCAAATGTTTTACCGGCAACAATCTCATCTGCTACGGTGGCAGTTTCGGTTATGGAGCTGTCGTAAGCGACAAAGCCGCCCCAACCACTTGAACCCCATGAGCCGCTACCCCACCCAGCCATATTAAGCCGCCAAGCTGAATTGGTATGTCACAGACAAAGTATCACCGCTAACCACAGCACGATCACCGGGAGAGCCAAAATCTGCCTCGGAGAATAAAGTACCTGTTGTGCCACTCTTAGCACTACCACTGGTCAAAAACGCGCCAGCAACTGTGCCTCCTGCGCCACTGATGTTAAACGCCGAGGGTGAAGCCGTATTCGTTACCACAGAAGGGTTAGCGGTTGTAGCTGTTACAAAAGTAGCTGCCACACGGGTTGCATTGCTGTAATTTACAAACTCTGTCCAGCCTGCGTGTGAAGACATTGTGTCTCCAGCAGCAAATGTAGTACCAGAACCGGGGCCAGTAATTAAACCCAAGTACCAAGTAGTAATTTGAGTAACAGAAGTCAAAGCAGAACCAGCCATATAAGCCAGACCAGCATTGACTACCAAATTCTTAGACTCAGCAACCCACTTCAAATTACCATCTTTGTCATGGCACTGAACATAGTATTTGCCTGTAGCTTGTGCGGCTTCACCAGCTTTTGTGTTGCAAGTTAAACCACTAGAAACAACGTCAGTGGCTTTGGTTTTCTCAATAGTCATGGTGACTCCTTAGTTAGAAGAACGAATCAATGCTGCTGTTGCTGTGTTTGCAGGCATTGTGATGGTGAAATTGGTAGAAGTTTTGTCAGACCCAAAGTCCAACACTGCAATTGATTTATTACCCTGCGTGACGTTGTAGATCAGAGCACAACGAGCCGTGACGGATGCGCCAAAGACTACATCAGCAAAGTCTACATAGGCTGTATATCCAGAAGAACTGATGGTTACGCCCGTTAAAACCACCCCGCCTGCAACGTATCCAGTACCCGTAACTTCGTTGGTTGCGCTGTACACAGTGGTTGATTCGTTTAAATCAGCACTAGCCGTATACAGGGCAATCTTTAGCGTATTGGTAGCTAAGTTGTGAACGCCTGTGTATAGCTCAGTTTTAAAGCTAGTGGTCTGGGTTTGGAGAATGCTCATGAGACAGCCACCCTAACCTGACCATCACGATAAGCGTCAGCACGTTGCTTGCCGTCCGACAAGTTTTTATACAGAGCAATAGCTTGTACATAACGATCTTGTGCCAACTTAACCATGCCCTCTTCACCCTTCATGTAGGTGTAAGCTTCGCAAATAGTGCCGTACAGCAATACAGAATCAAAATTATCACCAAGCCAAGTAGTTCCGGCTGTAACAATAGACTCAGGGTAATAGTTGTAGTGAAGTTCTGCGTTGTATGCGGCGCTTGGTGTTGGCCCAACAATAAACGTCAACTCGTTTACATTATCCGACCGAGGGCCAAAGATGGCGTAATGTTTAGGCTCGCTTACCTGCGCGGACAAAGGATACGCTTCACGGATAAAGTTTACGTCTTTGTTTAGCAAGTACAGATAGTCGCCTTGAAACAGTATAGAACCAGACACTGTACTGCTATTAGCTACAGTCAACGTAATGGTTGTGCTGGCAATACTACGAACCTGTGCGTTAGTGCCAATGCCTGTCCCAGTCACTTGTTGACCCACTGCAATACCTGTAGTACTAGCTACCACAATTGTTTTAGCCCCAGACGTTCCGGTAGCGGTTGTGGTGTTGTACGGATATACAGCGAGGCTATATACAGATAAAAAATCTGTTGGACATTGGAGGTACTTATTACCTATGGTCAATACGCCTGTCACGTTCTTTCTCAAATTAGCAGGCTGCGCGGTGTTATAGATGCGCTGCTCCGCCTGACGGATGAAAACATCCATGTTGACGGTTGGGAAAGAGTTCTCGCAGTAATCGTTTACCTGCGTGACAAGCTCACTGTAGTTCATGCCATTGGGCCTCTGCTCATAAAGCCTTTGGTAGCCGCACCTGCGCCACGCATTTTGATACCAGTTGTTTTAGCTGCTGGTGCGGGACGACGAGAAATGTTACCTACAGACATGTTGACTGTAGAAGCATCACTGTGGTCAGGGCCAGAGCCGGGGTTAGTAGAAGCTTTAACTTCCTTGCCTGACATTGTGTGTGGCTTGGCATAGACTGCGGCATCGCCGACTTCTTTACCCATCATCTTTTTGCTAAATGTAGCCATGATTAGCCGCCTTTTTTGTATGTAAAAGAAGACTTCTTCTGATTGGCTACTTTAGCTAAACCGCGACCCATAGTCTTCATATTGGCGTTAGTCTTACCGCCTTTGGCAAGCTTTGTCATAGGTTTACCGGGATGCAGCTTCTTCTCGTGTTTATGCACGGCTCCAGCCATCATTTTTTTGTCTTGTGCGAGATCCATTTTCATGTCCTCTTTCATGTCACTCTTTGCCATATTAAGCTCCTTAAGATACCGTTACTGTACCAACAAATGTCGTTGCCACCAAGTAGTTTGGTGTCATCCCTGCATCAAAATTACTAGCCCCGCCTACAG